CGCGCAATCGTGGGCACAGATAGGGCGAGTCTTTGCAATTCCCCGACAGAATATGTGTAGAACTCGCCCACCTGCGCTGCCGCACCTGCGGCGGCTTGTACGGGAGCAGACGCAAACGCGGGGGTTGCGTTCACTTTTTTACTACCGAAAAGAGCCATCACTTGCGAGTCTCTCACACTTTTTGGTCTGTGTTAAGTACCCTCAGCCAAAAGCGAAAGCGGCTTTGTTGGACCGCACTGGTTTGGACGCGAGCATGATTCCCCACACTGCACAACGCGCCAACTCAATCGGTCCGGGTGACTTTTGTGAACTGAGAACTATGGACCCACCCGTTTTGACGGCGACGCTTCGGGCGAAATGTTCCGCCAATGCGATGTCGCCAGTGTGGTGGACGCGATCCTCAATAATCATTGAGCGACAAGCCGCAGTCCATTTGAGCAGTTCGGCATATCCGACGATTTGCATTCGACGTCGCAAGTCTGGGGGACAGTGAATTTCCAGAGATGGGGTCACCGCAAGTTTGACCGTTTGGTCGTGCATGATCCGCACAACTTCCTCCCACATTTGTGCAGCCGATTCCACAACGAACGCGACCGACACAACAACGCGCCCGTCATCAAAAGCCGTTGACACTCCGACATATCGCGAGTCATCAACCGACGAGTCAATGGTGAGCCACTGGGTTGGTGGTGCTGGCTTGTCGGATTTTCGGTCATTCCACAGGTTGATCGGCAAATACGAATTGGTGGAATCCACCCACAGGTTTAGGTGGCCTCGAATGAACGCTTGACGGTTCGGTGAGTCAAAAGCCAACTCCAAAGCCTTGGCAGTTATTGTCGTCCCGAGGGCGGGATTACTCCAGCCCCAATATGACCGATCTTCTAAACTGATGCCGGGTGGCAATGACCATTCAGCAAAATACAGGGCGGTGGGCTGACCCGAATCAATGGCCGCGATCCCCTGTTCGCGTAGTTGCAAAAGGACTGTGGAACCCTGATCGCCAGCGGTTGAAAACATCATCATCATCGGATTCTTGACTGCGATTTGCGACGGCCTCAAAGCCGTAAACACAACATCGGGTCCAATGTCCCAAACCTCATCCACCAGCAAAACTGACGCAGTCAAACCGTGAGCGTGAGCGGACGCCGCAACAACCGAAATGGATGAGCCGTCGGGAAAGTTGATTCGCTCGTCACCGTTCTGCCAACGAACCTTGCAATCAAAGTTTTCAAGGTCGCGGACAACATCCCGAAACAGGGCCATGCTTCGACGCTTTTGGTTAGCGACGATCACGATCGTTTGAGGTTCGCGTCGTGCAGCTGCGTACTCGGTTGCCATGAACCCTGCGACTGCACGCATCACAAGACTCTTACCGTTCTGACGTGCCGTTGAGATACAAGCCTCACGAAACACAAAGTCGCCGTCAGCATCAACAGTCAAAGCATCGTTCACAATCCGCTGTTGCCAGTCCATCAAATCAATATTGAGGACGCGCTTAGACCAAGCAGTCAGGGCAGGACCAAACGAATCACCCGGCGGAACAGGCGTCACCAAGCGTGGCTCGATCCGCCCTGATATCGCTGAACCACCGCTGGTTCGGGCTGGTTTCGGCTGGTTCGGGCCAGTTGAGGGTATTTCCGAGTGGGGGCTCGGGGTGTTGTGTTTGGGTGAAAAAGAAATTTTGTTTCGGTTTTGGATTCGGGTCGCGGTTTTTTTGTTGACATACTCGGCTCCGCGTCGGGCGTTGCAACTGGCGCAAGCACCGACTATGAGGCTCCGATCGTAGGGGTCTGCTCCTGCGTCTAATTCGATGCAGTGGTCGGCTTGTGTGCTAAGTGCTTTTCTGCACCAATGGCAGATGGGTTCTTCTTGTAGTACTTGGGCCCGTAGTTCTTTCCATCGTTTGGTTCCGTAGACAGGGTTGCCGCTCATGTCAAGAGCATAGGTCAAGGTCAAGAGATACTGACGCCCAAGCGGAAGGGCACCGCTCGGTTGTCCTCCAGTTCCATGGGTTACGCGTGGTGGTTTGTGTCCCCCACTATTTGGCGATGTCTCGCTCTGGAAGCCTGTCTAGTTTTGTTCGGTGGATAACCAGTCGCCTTTGCGTTAGGGAACGCTGATCGCTCACAATGCGTGACCGTCTACCCTCGTTTCCGAGTGTTCCCATAGTGAGGTTCAGTGTCTCACAAGGGCTAGTGAACGCCTCTGTGCGCTCTGATGGTGTCAGTTGTCAAGGGAGGCTAGACGCGCTTAGCCCATTAGGTCAATGAGGGTAAGCCTTGTGCCAACCTTGCGCTGATCTTGTCCAGGTCTTTGGGCCGCCAGACGTGGACTTCCTGTCCTGCGTCCTCCAGTGCGTTGATCCATTCCCATTGCGTGTTTGAGACTACTCCTTTGGTGGCTTTCAATTCGACAAAGATGGTGCCGCGTGCCGGGTGAACCATGACTAGATCGGGGAAGCCTTGGTCGCCAGTGTTGGGTGTGATCCAACGGCCTGCGCGTATTTGTGCGGGTTGGGTGTGCATGACTTTCCAGCGATGCAACTTAGCGAGCGTGATGACAGCCTTTTGAAACTCTGCCTCAGACGGGTCGCTCATAGTTCTAATTCCTCAAAGTGTTCAATGGTGCCGTGCTCATAGCGATGCTGGAAACAGTTGAGACAGATGGGCCCTTTTCCTGTCACGAACCATGCGATCATGACTTCGTTTTGACAATGAACCGTTTTTTGACAATCAATGCACTTAAGGATGATTTCTGCCAAGAGCGGATGGTCCTCGGGCAATGAGTCGTTGAAATAGACCAGCGTAGGTTCAGCCACCGTTCATCAGCCTGTCAATGATCTCTGAAGCTTCACGCTTCGTAGACGGTGCTTGCCCTTGGTAATCCTTGGCTCGAAGCATTGCCATCTGTTTTGGGGTTGGCGGTTCGCTGGATGAGCCGAGTGACTGTGTGCGTGCTGGTGTCGCGTTAGTTGTGGTTTGGGGTTGCTCGCCTTGGCGGTACACCTTAACTATTTCCTCAAGGCTGGCTCGTTTCTTTCCGCCCTGATACTGATAGTTCGCTAGTGCGCGTCCGACTGCGGAGGTCTCACAGTTCTCTAGCGCGCTGGTTTTGTTGACCATGGATGAGCCGCGCACTTCCTCAGCGAAACCTGTTGTTGTCGGGTGATGATCCTCATAGGTAACAAACAGTGACGCCTTCATGACGATTCGAGTGCCGTCATCCACGACCAGTTCGGTCACGATGCGTCCGCGTGGGCAGTCCTTCCAAAACAGTGGGAGGCGTTCGTCTACTGATGCGTAGTCGGCTGGGTTAAAACTCATGATTCCATGTCCTTAATGTGTCGGCGTTGCACGCTGGTTGCGTTCTGATCGGCTCGGATTGCTTTAGAAACTCTGACCACTCTGGTCACTTCCTCTAAAGTCATGCCGTGGAAACTGAGTTCTTCTGAGCAGTCGTAACAGATACCGCGTAACTCGGTTTGAAGGCGAACATCCACAGTAGTAAACGGTGCGTCACAAATTGCACACTTCATTTGAAACCGCCCAGACGCATAGCCACGATGGTGTCTTGCGTTGATTTCGTGAGGTTGGACAAATACACGCCATGTTCCTCGGCAACGTAAGCCAACTCTGTGAGCGCCTTTCTAAGCATCGCCACGTCCTCTCTGAGGCGTTCAATCTCCCAAGTCGCTGCCTTCATAGCAATTTCGGCTTTAGTAATAAGAGCGGTCATTTCTTGGATTTGGTTCATCACGGTCGGGGCTCCCTAATTTGTCGGTATTTGCCGTCACGGTACTCCAGCGGTGTGGCTGGGATTGTGTTGAATTGTAGTTGACGTCGTTCTTTCCATGTGAGACCGCCCCAAATGCCGTAGCACTCCAACTGTGTTGTTGAATACTTGAGGGATTCGGCGAGACATTCGGGACGAACAAAACAGGTCGCACAAACCGCTTTTGCTTCAGCGATACGGGCCTTGGAAAATCGTTCACCCGGTTCAATAATGAACAGATTAAGGTCCATGCCTTTACAAGCTGCGTGATCCCACCAGCGATCTAGCACAGTCGCCAAGGTTTCCATCCGCAACCTCCACCTTCAACGATGTCGGAATAGAGCAGGAAGGCAAAACGCAGGTTGAGGGTCGGGTCGGACATTGACTCTTCCATAGGCATATCAAACAGTTGTTCAACATAGGCGCGGTGGATTTGGTTTATTTGGGCAACACCGTGGTCGTGACCATTAAACGACGGGTGGGTGTAACTGACGTTGAGACAGCGGGTTTCTTTCCAGAGTAGGCGACCCAACTTTTCGAGTGTCTCAGGGTTGTTGGGCCAGCCGACCGAAATCGCGGTCGGGAACCATTCAGAGCATTTGTATTCGGATGCTTCAGGAATGACGGTCGTTGACGGTTGGGTTGTTGTTGTGGTAGTGGTCGTTGTTTCTGTGAGAGCCTCAGCGCGGTCCTCAAGTTGTTGGGGTGTCAACATCCCAAGCGTGACCGTTGAGGGCACAGAGACGGTCTGAAGGGGCTCTGCGTTGCCCTGTACGCCAGTGATCGCCCATAAAGCACACAGGGCATAAGTGCCAAATGACAAAAGTAGAAATCGTTTAAGGTTCATTTAGTAGTCCTCTGATAGGTCCGCAACTGATTTGCGGGTGCTGAAGAATCCCTCCAGCATTGGTTTTTGCATGATCTCTCGGGCCATGAAAGCGCGATAGTTGTTATTGAATTTAAATTCGCTACTGGGGTCATTTGTGATGGCGTGTTCGTAGCGCAAGACTTCGATGAGAGCGGCGATGCCGTAATGGGTGTATCCGCGGTGCATCAGCTGATAACACATTTTGGTGAGGGTCGGCATGACCCACGGGTTTGCCTCTTTAAAGGCTTCATATTTGAGCATCTCTGCTGGTACAGCGAAAACGTCAAAAAGGGATGGTTGCATTGCTTTCCTCCTGCGGTCGGGGTCCACCTATTGGGGGACGCACTTGGTTGCCAGTCATTTGACCGACTCCCAAGCCGATTGTCAAGGACCTAGCCGAAAATCTTGGCAAAAGCCTTTTCCACTAGGGTCACACTGTCTGCGTGAACTGGACTGATTTCAACATGAGTCCAGTCTCCACCGGGTGTGCCAGCGTTCTTTTGTGGGGTCCAAGCCCTCCAAGCGTCGCGGTCGCATCGGTAGCCACCGCCGAACTTGGTGAGGTTCGGGATCGGGCAACCTACGCCGTCGTAACAGTGGATCTCTTCTATGCCGAGAATGTCGCGGTGAGTAAACAGGAATTCGACCATGGCTTTGCGTGCGTCCGCGTTCTGTTTGGCGGTCCCTTTGCCTTTGAGGTCTACGGCGCGCCATGTTGCGTGAACGCTTAAATTGGCTGATCCGCGCATTGGTCGGTTGGCGTAGATGCCTAACGATTTCATGCCGAAAAGGTATTCCATGAATTCAACAAACCGTTTTGTGCCGGGTCGTTCTGTGGGGTGGTTGCCGTCGGTGTTGCCTGTGTACGGTCTACTGGTCATCTTTTTGGTCCTTATCTTTGAGGCCGTTACTGGCAAGGATTCCTGATAGTGCGCCAGTGAGAAACAACATCATGGGTGCAAGTAGCGCCCAGGCTGATTCGTCATTGGGTGACACGTCTAACGGTTGCACCACAAACAGCAGGCCGTATAACAGTGCAGCTGTAGAACCTAGAAACGCTACGGCTAAAGCAATGCCCACGATGAGTATTAGTCGGGCTTTGATTTCGGAGTTAGTTAGGCGTTTCATGGGTTGCACCTTGGGGCTGTGGGTTGCTGGACGCAGGTGTCACGGGTTCGGTCGTTACAACTGGTGACAACAAACATGAGGGCGATGATGAGACCTGCGGCGACAATCAGTGTTTTCATCAGGCTGGTCCTATGTCTTCAATGAGTAGTTGTGCCTGTCGGGTTGAGTCACGAATTAACTGTGGCGTACCTGTTGTTAAGTTGCATTTAGCCGTACCGACTACAACAGTTGAAACAGCCGAAGCAAAAGTCAATGTACGAATACAAGTCATGCCCGATTGGTCGGTTGCATTGCTTTCGTTACTAAAAATTGTGTTATTTAGCACGGTTCCAACTGCACTAGATAGTCGAAGCGTTAACTGTGTGTTTGATGCAAATGAGGCGGTTTGAGCCTGTGGTTCAAAATAGGTAATACGATAGTAACGGTTTAATACAGGTGTAAAGGTCACAGTCATACCTGTTGCGATGACTTCGGAAGTGGTCAGCGTGTAACTGGTCGTTGATGTCGCCAAAGCCATCACGCCACGGGGAAAACGGTTTGCCTGATCGGCTGTAAATACAGCACCCGACGAAAAGTCTGTGTTTGGGTTAATAGCCATAATGTTTCTCCTTTACCAGCCGAGGCGACTGGTGTTCAAAATACCTAAAGTAGTCGAATTCAATGTAAAAAACTGGTAGTACGTCAACGGCGACAAATAGAAATTAAAGTTTGTTTGTTCAGGCGTAATGTTTAACGACCAGCCTTCCACAAGCACTGTAACTGTTGTGTCAGAACCCGCACCAGGTACTCGGTACACAAGATCAGTAACGCACTTGATTGAAAAAATACCAGTTACATTAACCAAAAAACTATACAAAGCGTCTTGATTTTGTGAGACGTCGCTGAAACCACATTCAAACCTAAGCACTGTAGGGTCAGACAATGCTCGAGCCGTCCAATCAGCGTTCCCTTGGGCCTGCGTAGCGTCAGCGTCTACAGTTGATTGAGTAATACCGTTCTGCCCGTAAAGAGTCACTGAAGCAGTGTTTGTTCCAGTTGACGTTCCCAAACTTGCAGGCGTAATTTCGGCAAAATTCACAAAAGTGCTGCCATAACCCAAACGATCAAAAGTTTGATATCCAATGGAAGTTGCAGAAACCGTCCTTGTTAAAGGCGTAAAGACTGCAGGTTTTTGATTTACTATTTCACCACGGCCAATCATTTGAATTTGTAGACCATTTGAGTAGACGATGACACCTTTTTCAGTTGTTTGTAACAAATTGATTTGATTGTTCCATGATTGCGTCACCGTTGCAGCCGAAGCCTGACTGGATGTGGCATAACTAAATGTTGTGATATTTGGCGGCCATGAACTTTTAGTGTCCATTGACTCAATTTGTGCGCCAGTTGTACCAGCTGAAAGAGTGTCGCTTTTACCTAGAACACGACCTAGACGGTGCATAGCGTCGCTAGCCGTAATGGTTGCCGTAGATAAACCAGTGTTGCCGGGGTAATCCTGATAATCAATTGCAGTCACCCAAAAGGACTGGTTGTAAGCCTGATAAATACCGAGATCGCCAACTAAAGAAATCCGATCGTTTAACTCAAAGTTGGCTGATTCGTTTGCCTGATTTTTAATGGTGATGCTGATGCTTTGACCAGCGTAGTTATCTAGATATCCCTGTCGCCCGTATTGGTATGAAACCGACAAAATAATGTTTTGATAATAGGTTGCAGTCCGACTGTTGTATATCTGCCAAGCAATTTTTGTCATTACATCGCTCGAGTGTTCACGGGCACTGGGCCCGACTGACGGACATACTGCTGTAAGGCTCTGACCACACTGTTGGGGTCGCCACCGTTCACGTTCACCGTAATCGTGTTACCGCCCATAGCACCGTTCGGTGTGATGTTTCCAGACGACGACGGCGTGAACAACTCAGGGCCACGCTCACCCACAATGTAGGGACCACCACTCGGCATGACGGGACCGCCGTTTGCTCGACGGGGCAAAGTAGAAATACCAGCAAGGGTTAGCGCGTCCATCTGACTGATACCGCCGTATTCGGCACCGCGAGCAAGATAATTAGCCAAGTCAAGTGCTGCCGCAGGACCCTGCGTCTTGTAACGGATCAAAATTTCTTTAGACGAAATGTCATCCATACCGCCAGCGATTGCCGACAAACTTCCAACAAAGTCGGCAGCTGCTTGATCGTAGGCATCTATGTCGGCTTGAGCGCCTGAACCAAAAGCACGTTTAGCGGCGTCTTCTAGTTCTTTCAGTTTGTCTTTAGCGTTATCTAACGCAACCTCTTGGTCAAGTGAACCCGTCAAATTTTTCCAAGCAGTGTCGGCATTTATTATGGCTTCAGTCGTTAAGTTAATACTGGTTTGAAGTTTCCCAAACATTTCTCCAAGTTGTGAACCTCCTTCATCCAAAGCAAGATGAGCATCTATCATGTCTTGAAAATACTTGGGTAATTCATCACTTTCAAACAAACCAAATACGCCGCTAATAGCGTCGCGTACTGAACCCAAAGCAGACTCTACAAGCTCAATAGGATGAAGAAGTTTTCCAAAAAGACTTACTAATTGTGAAACACCGGGAAGATTAAATATCCAATCAACGGACGTTTTTATTAGTTGAAACGCATCAGCAAGAAGACTCAACACTGGAATTAGGGCTTCAGCAATAATAAGTTTAACGTCGTCAAAAGCGTCGCTAAGTTTGTCCATTGACTCGCGATATTTTTTGGCTTTTTCAAGTTCTTCAGGATCAATAACTTTTGAATCTGAAACATCGCTTAAAGCAGTAGATAGATCGTCGGCACCCATTTCAATAAGGCTGGACATTGATTGCCAGCCCTTGCCAAGTAGTTCGGCTGCCACTTTTGCTTTTTCGGCTGGATCTTTAATACCTTTAATTCGTTCAATAGTGTTAAGGAATGTGGCATTGACATCTAACGAACCATCTTTAAGGTAAACAAGATCAACACCAAGGTTGCGAACTTTGTCAGGGTCAGCCCCGATTGTTTTGTTAAGGCGACCAATAGCGCCTTCAACGGCGTCAATCGGGATTCCGATGTCGCCTGCAACTTCCATATATCGGGAAGCATCTTGGATCGCTAAACCTGTTGCGGTCGCAAAATTTTCGGCACCTAACGCTAAGTCTTGGAACGCTTTAATGCTTTGACCAGCAAACGCAACTATGGCAGCGCCTGCCGCAATCGCAAAGTTTCCCGCGTTGGCTTTAACAGCATCAAGAGCTGCATTAGAGCCAGCCTTAAACTTGCCCATACCACCTTCAGCATTACTGACAGCACTCTTGAAATCGTTAAAAGCAGCCTTAGCGTTTTTGATACCCGTATCTTCGAGGCTGGTAATAATCGGAATGTTGATTGCCATTAGCGGATTCTCGCCATCTCTTGGTTTGCGTCCTGAACTACTCGCTGGATCGTGTCGTTCATCTCTCGTTCAATCATAGACAAAGAGTCAGCCGCTTTAGCCCACATAAAACGCGACGGGTTACCCGATAGCGCGCCAGCAAAGTTTGGTCGCTGATATTTGGCTTCACGCTTAGAGACTCTGCCTCCGCCTTTACCAGCCATGTCTACAATCGCCACAGGCGCGCCCTTGGTCGTAATGCGGACAATGTTGACAGGGACGCTCATACGGGGCTCGTTGAGGTTTCTACGGGGCTTTCGCGTGTCAATTTTGATAACCGAGTTTTTGCGGTTTGCCCACCCGGTGCGCCCGTTGTGAGCCATTCCAGACAGCGGCGGTGCCGACGGGATTGACTGGTTGATCTCAGACAACAACGGTTTTAAAATGTTGCGGATGTCTTTGTTCAATTCTTTTTTAAGTGAAGGGTTGATTTTGCCAAGTTCGCGCAAAGTCTCGGCCACACCTTTCACCTGAATTGTCATCGCTTGTGTTTCGCTTTCTCGTTTTCCTCAACCAGTAAGCGAACCATCTCATCCACAACCGACGCTGGACACTCCATCAAATCCAACGGACTGATGCCTGTCCTCAACGCCAGTTGCGCTATCAGGTTGACTGCGCGTCCTGCTTGGGTTTCTCTTTTGGGACAAACGTAATGTCCCCTACCAAATTGAGCCACTTGGGGAACACTTCGACAACGGTCCCGTTACTGCGGACCGCGTCCCATGCCAACCAAGCCAAAGCTTTGAACTTCATGTTTTCTAGAAACTGCCCAACGGATAACTGTGGGTGATGATCTTCCCACCTGCACGCGACACCGTAAGTGATCGGTGCTTCGTATGTTTCTCCGTCGAACATTTCTACTCGTAACGTCATGCCAATCATGTCGGGGTCCTTTGTTTGTGTTGGTTAAATCAGGCGACGGTACGGACCCAAGTGCCACCAGTGCCCGTGAGGGTCATGGTGTCAAGTGATCCGACAGTGCTTGAGACTGGCATATACGACGA